GGGGTACAAGGACATGTCCCCTGCCACAAAGGAGCTCATGAAACTTACTCTGGAACAGAAGATCGCGCACGGCGGCAACAAAGTGCTGCGCTGGATGATGGACAATGTCTATGTAAGGACCGACCCTGCCGGGAACATCAAGATGGATAAGGAAAAATCGACGGAGAAGATCGACGGAGCAGTGGCAACAGTCATGGCACTTGACCGTGCGATACGTCACCAGGACAGCGAAAGTATATATGACCAGAGAGGCATAGTCGTGATATGAGAAATATACGGCTTAACTTTCTGCATATATAATGCGAAATAATATGCAGATAATAACATAGAATATGCAGAAACATCTCACACGAGGTGCTTTTTTCATGCAGTAAAAGGAGGAGCACATGTCACTAATGGACAAACTAAGAAAACCGAGGGACAAGCCGGTAACGAACTATCTTTCGCAAATGAATATTAGGTGTCGCTTGCGGGTGACCTAAGATGAGATATTGCTGTTGCCAGAAAGCCTGGGAACCGGGATCCATTATACGCAGCTCTTGAATTGTACTGTAAAATGCGTTACATTGTTGGCAAGGAGATGATGATAATGGAAAAAACAGCAACACTCAATTTAAGAGTAGATCCTTCCGATAAAAAGAACGCAGAAGACGTATTGTCTCAGCTTGGTATTTCGATGTCGTCAGCAGTGAACGTTTATCTCAAGCAGATAGCATTGACAGGAGGCATTCCATTTCCTGTATCACTTCCGAAGGCACCTGCGTCAGTTGATGCCGAGAAAATGTCGGCAGCAGAAATACGGTCAAAAATTAACGACGGAATAAATGATATAAGATCCGGGGAAACGATTGATGCGAAGGAGGCATTTGATGCATTCAGGAAGCAACGTTGATATGGATAAGTACGCAGTGCTGCCGATATAGAAAACACGACGGTAGTAGTCACAAATGTTTATTACTGTGCCTCAGACATAAGCAGAAAACTTGCGGAGCTGGACTGATAATAATTCAAAACTCAGGTGAAGCTTTTATGCACATAAAAGACGAAATAATGTGCATATAACTTAAATTTAACAGTATATATCTTAGCAGAGCGCTTCTTATGAGGCGCTTTTTTAGTAATCAAAAAGGAGGGCCTCATGTCATTCATGGACAAACTAAGAAAACCGAGAGACAAGCCGGTAACGAACTATCTCTCGCAGCCATATTCGTTCTTCTTCGGAGCGAGCACAGCAGGGAAGCAGGTAAACGAACGTACGGCAATGCAGACAACGGCAGTCTACTCATGCGTGAGAATACTTTCGGAGGCGATAGCATCGCTGCCATTAAACGTCTATAGATACACCGGTAGCGGCAAGGAAATGGACCACCTGCATCCCCTGTTCTACGTTCTTCATAATGAACCGAATAAGGAAATGACGTCGTTCATATTCAGGGAAGCACTGATGAGTCACCTTCTCATATGGGGAAACGCCTACGCGCAGATCATACGTGATAACGCGGGCAGGATCATCGCCCTGTATCCGCTTCTTCCGGACAGGATGGAAGTAGACCGGGGCTCTGACGGAAAGATAGTTTACAGGTACACGAGATACGACGGCAATGACCCATATATGAAAAATGACGGAGTCATAGTGCTTGCCGATGAAGATGTGCTGCATATTCCGGGGCTCGGGTTCGACGGCCTCATAGGCTACTCCCCTATCGCGATGGCAAGGAACGCTGTCGGCATGACGCTCGCCTGCGAAGAATACGGCGCGAGCTTTTTCGCTAACGGCGCAAATCCGGGAGGAGTCCTGGAGCACCCTGGGATACTTAAAGACCCCGGTAAGGTGCGTGAATCCTGGAACTCGGTCTATCAGGGAAGCGGCAACGCGCATAAGGTGGCGGTCCTAGAGGAAGGAATGAAGTTCCAGCAGATAGGTATACCTCCCGAAGAAGCGCAGTTCCTTGAGACAAGGAAATTCCAGATAGACGAGATCGCGAGGCTTTACAGGATCCCGCCGCATATGGTGGGAGATCTCGAGAAGTCGTCGTTCTCGAATATAGAGCAGCAGAGCCTAGAGTTCGTAAAGTACACCCTCGACCCGTGGGTCATAAGGTGGGAACAGGCACTGCAGAAGACGCTTCTAACGGAAAATGAAAAGAAGCAGTACTTCATCAAGTTCAATGTGGACGGACTGATGCGCGGCGACTATCAGAGCAGGATGAACGGGTACGCCGTAGCAAGGCAGAACGGATGGATGTCTGCAAACGACATAAGAGAGATGGAGGACATGAATCCTATATCCGAAGAGGAAGGAGGAGATCTTTATCTTGTCAACGGCAGCATGACAAAATTAAAGGATGCAGGCGCATTCGCGGGAGCTGCCAGGAGCGCGCCTGACAGTACTAAAATGAGGAGGAACGAATGAAACGAAAATTCTGGAACTGGATAAAGGACGAGGACTCAGGCGGAAGGGTCCTTTTTTTAAACGGAGAGATCTCGGACGAGACATGGTTTGGAGACGAAGTAACTCCTGCAGCATTCAGGTCGGAGCTTGAAGAAGGAGAAGACGATATCACGGTATGGATAAACTCTCCGGGAGGTGACGTTTTCGCAGCCGCCCAGATCTACAACATGCTGATGGACTATCCGCATGACGTTACGGTAAAGATAGACAGCATTGCGGCGTCTGCCGCATCGGTCATCGCAATGGCAGGGACGACAGTACTTATGAGCCCTGTTGCCATGATGATGATCCATAACCCTGCGACTATAGCGATCGGAGATTCCGCTGAAATGCAGAAAGCAATAGCCATGCTGGATGAAGTAAAAGAATCCATCATGAACGCTTACGAGATAAAAACCGGAATTAGCAGAGCCAAGATATCTCATCTAATGGATGCGGAGACCTGGCTCAATGCATCAAAGGCAAAGGAGATGGGCTTCGCTGACGACATACTGTTTGATGCTGGTCAGAGCGTGGAGCCTCCGGAAGCAATGATGTTTTCGAGAGCAGCTGTAACAAACTCCATGCTGTCAAAGTTAATACCAAAGAAAGAAGAGCCTGAAGGTGCTGCAGAAGACGCAGTGCCTTTTGAAATGCTTGAGAAAAGGCTGAATATTATCAGCCATTAAGGAGGAACAAATGAACCGGATATTAGAACTCAGGGAAAAGAGAGCCAAGGCCTGGGAGGCTGCTAAGGCTTTCCTTGAAACAAAAAGGTCTCCTGAAGGAACCATATCAGCAGAAGATGCTGAAACCTACGATAAGATGGAGGCCGACGTTGTAGCTCTCGGGAAAGAAATTGACAGGCTGGAAAAGCAGGCTGCAATCGACGCCGAGATGGCAAAGCCTACTTCAAAGCCTATAACCAACATCCCGGGAGGTGCAGAGCCTAAGAAGGAAAAGAAAGGGACAGCGTCAGGCGAATATAAAGCGGCGTTTTGGAATAGTCTCAGGAAGAAAGGCTTCTATGATGTGAACGATGTGCTGACTATAGGAACCGATGCAGACGGAGGCTACCTTGTGCCGGACGAGTTCGAGAGAAAGCTCATCGATGCCCTGCAGGACGAGAACATCTTCAGGAGCATCGCGACGATCATACAGACGCAGAGCGGCGAGAGAAAGATTCCTGTAGTCGCAAGCCACGGAGAAGCTGCATGGATGGACGAAAACGGCCTTTATCCTGAAAGCGACGACCACTTCAGTCAGGTGACTATCGCGGCATATAAGCTTGGTACTGCTATAAAGGTATCTGACGAACTCATAAACGACAATGTATTCGACATCGAATCGTACATCGCTACAGAGTTCGGAAGACGTATCGGCACAAAGGAAGAAGAAGCATTCATCGCAGGCGACGGAAAGAGCAAGCCGACCGGCATCGTCGATTCTGCGGAAGTCGGAGTTACGACTACAGGCGCTACGATCTCCTTCGATGACGTGATGGATCTCTATCACTCTCTCAGGACTCCGTACAGAAACAAAGCCGTATGGATGCTGAACGACACCACGGTAAAGGCGCTCAGGAAGCTCAAGGACAACAACGGCACATATATCTGGCAGCCTTCCGTACAGGTAGGCGTTCCTGATATGATCCTTAACCGTCCATACTATACTTCGAACTTCATGCCGGAGCTTGCCGCCGGAAAGAAGCCGATGATGTTCGGCGATTTCTCGTACTACTGGATCGCGGACAGGCAGGGAAGATCGTTCAAGAGACTGAACGAGCTGTACGCTGCAAACGGTCAGATCGGATTCCTCGCATCGGAGCGTGTCGACGGAAAGCTCACTCTTCCTGAAGCTGTTAAGACCCTGGCAATGAAAGCTGCCTAGGTCCTGACATAAATATAAGTTAGTCCGAGGGGCCGCAGCCTAATATGCGGCCCTGAGGTCATTTTAAGGAGGAAGACATGCTCTTAACTTTAGAAGAAGCAAAGCAGCACATAAGGACGGATTATCCTGATGACGACAGTCTTACGGAAGATTTGATAGCAGCGGCTGAAGAGCTGGTAAAAGCAGCTGGAAGATTCACAGGCGATACTCTTGCGGAAAACGCTGCTGCTGCGAAAGCAGCGGAGTACTATGCAGTCGCATACCTTTACGAACATCGTGAAGATGCGGACATGAACTCCCTTATGCTTAATCTTCGCGGCTTCCTTTCTGCAATGCGGGAAGCGAGGTTCTGATGGATATAGCGGCAATGAGGTCCAGGATAAGGATAGAAAAGGCTACGGTCATAACAGATGAGAACGCAAACCACAAGGAGGAATGGACTTTCTACTATATGTGCGCGGCAACGGTATCTTCGCCAAACGGCAGCGAAGCGTATGAAGCTGCAACTACCAACGAAAAGGAGCAGATATGCTTCACTGTGCGGTTCACGACGCTTCTCCTTCCCGTAAGACCTAAAGGATACCGGGTGATCTACGACAACAAGGCATACAATATTTTGGGGATAGATCCTATGGGAGACCGCAGGACCTGTATGAAGATAAAAGCGGAGAGAGAAAATGGGTGAAAGCATTAAGCCGGAGGACCTTGCCAGGGTCATAAACTCCGAAATGAAAAGGTACGCAGATGTCGTGACAGATGACATCAAGGAATGCGTAAAGGACGCTGCGGACGAAGTAAAGTCCGAGATCAGGGATAACGCGCCGGTACTTACGGGAAAATACAAAAAGAGCTGGGGCATCGTAAAAAGCAAGGAAGATAAGGACGGCATAATCCTAATCGTCCGGTCAAAGGACAGATACAGGCTAACGCACCTGCTTGAGAACGGCCACGTTAAAAGGGGCGGAGGAAGAGTAAGAGCAATACCTCACATAGGACCTGCCGAGGAAAAAGGAAAGCGGAAACTGATGGAAGACATCGAAAGGAAGATAGAAGATGGATCATAAAGAGGTCATAGCGATGATAGCAGAGACTTCCCTGCCCTACTCCTACGATCATTTTGCGGAAGGGGAGGTGCCGGAGCTCCCGTACATCGCTTTCAGATATCCGGCGTCGGATAACACTGCGGCAGACGGAATGACGTATCTTACTTCGGCGAGATTGAATATCGAGCTGTATTCGGATATAAAGGACCCTGCTGCGGAAGAGAAAGTGGAAGCCGTGCTTAACATGCACGGCATCATATATAACAAAAGTGAAGAATGGATAGAGTCCGAAAAGCTCTATGAAGTTCTGTATGAGATGGAAGTATGACCCCTGCCGCTATCGGCAATAAATAACAAATATATGCAGGATAAAAACCATTTCTTGCCGATAATATGGTATAATAGCTGTATGCAGGAGGCAGGACATGAAATATCTATCAGTAAGTAAAACAGCTGAAAAATGGGGGCTGTCCGAAAGGACTGTCAGAAATTACTGCGCACATGG